TATGTACTTTCAAACGAAATCGCAAGATCAGCCGTTTTGATTATAGATTGCGCAACATAAACCTTAACCCTATGCCCTGTATCTAATTCTAGGGACATATCAAAGCACCTCATTGATATATTAAACGCAACTCAACTAAAACCAACAAGCTACACGTCGGCTCTATAGGCTTACATTATCTAATATTATAAACATGTCACTACCAACAACACACAAGAAATGTCTTATCGAACTCAACACAGGCCTGTACCTATGCTATCCAAACTCGGAGCGAGCTATCATATATAACTATCCGAGTGACGAGCAAGACATGCGTAACGATTTAAACATGACCAACGGCAAGCTCGTAGGGCTGACTGAGGAAATCGATATGTACATCCACGAGTATACAAAGTATTCAAATAAGAGAAACATGCCTGAGCTGGTCGATGAGCTGCAGCTATTCATAGATGGGGACAAGGCATTCCCTGTCGGATCGGAGACCGTGTAGGTACACTAGAGTGGCAGCAAACACACAACACACATGCCTAGTACATAGGAACAGTGCCTCTTATGTGCTAGGTATTTTATTTTTAATAAAGTAACTAGCCCCCATTGACAGGGACTGACCCTTCTTTGTATAATATATATATAACACTTGTACAAAATGTTATACTATGATTATTACTACTGATGAATAAAGTTATAAGTAAGTTACTTATAACTTACTAACATATATAACACACGATGCAGAAACTAAAGTTTAAAAATCAAAACCAAAAGTTAGAGCAGGAGATGCTGACTAAAGGTATAGGTAAACTACGTAGTCAAGTAACATCAGCGAGGGAGAGAGCAGCAGAAGCTGAGACTTGTTACGGCCAGAGGTTATTGAGAGAGGCTGTTCCTTTGTTAGTCGATGGTATCAATGACTGGTTTAAACAACAGCGTAAAGCTCCTTGTCCTAGCAATGCATACAATGAGTTGAAGGATGTTAAGCCTAAGGTCATAGCCTTCATTGCGTTAAAGGCTATCGTAGATACGTTAACACAGCGTCGGCCACTGGCTAGTTCTGCTATCAGACTGGGTGCTTTGATCGAAGATGAGAAACATTTCGGTGCGTTCTCAGATCACCCTAGTTACAGGCAGATACTACAAGGTGCTAACAAGCGCCCAAACTATCAGAAGAAACGGTACTATATCATACACTCAGAGAAGGGTGAGGTAATTAAAGGCAACGCAGAACCTTGGGACAAGTGGGGTACTCGCATCAAGCTACACATTGGTACAGTGTTGGTAACACTGATCAAGGAGTACACGGGGCTGGTGGATTACGTTATGATACAGACTGACAAGCGTGGGCCAGCTCGTTTTATACAGGCCACAGCTAAGACGCAGGAATGGATCGAAGATATGATCAAACATAACGAGGCTTTAGATCCTTTCTGGATGCCACTCGATGACTTTCCTAAGCAGTGGACAGACAAGTGGTCAGGCGGGTATGACACTGAGAATGGTTTGCCACCTGTTACACTGATCAAGACTAAGGACAAATCATTTCTACGTACCAACACGGAGCCTATGACTGAGGTCATGAAGTGCCTTAACAATTTACAGAACACAGCTTGGACAGTTAACGCTAAAGTTTTAGAAACTTTTCAGGACATATGGGAGAGTAACATTAAGATCGGTTCGCTACCTGCACAGGAGAATGAAGACATGCCGCCACTCAGTGAGGCCATGAAGGAAGATCCTGATCAGCTCAAGATGTGGAAGCGTAGGGCTGCACAGGTGTATGAGTACAACGCATCGACAAAGAGTAGGCGTCTGCTTGTGCTTAACACCTTACTCATGGCCAAGCGCTACGTTGGTAAACGTTTCTACCTACCACACCAGTGTGATTTCAGAGGCAGAGCGTACGCTATCCCAGCCTACTTGAACCACATGGGGCCAGACTTTAGTAAAGGTCTGATGCAGTTCGCAGACTCGGAACCAGTCAATGACCCAGCTGACCTTAAGTGGATGCATATTCATGGTGCTAATTGCTACGGAGTTAAGGGTACGTTTGAACAGAGACTCGCTTGGACAGTAGAAAACAAAAAAAGAATACTTGAACTAGCACAGGACTACAGGTCACAGCTTGAGTTTCTTAATGAGGCTGATGAAACATTCCAGTTCCTTGCCTACTGCTACGAGGTCGAACGTTTACACAATACAATAGGTGTCTTTCATACGCACCTGCCCTGCCAGATGGATGGTACAAACAATGGGCTGCAGATACTGGGCCTACTTACACGAGATGAATCATCCTGCGTAGCTACCAACGTAGCACCGTCGAACTATCCGATGGACATCTATCAGATCGTAGCTGACAAAGCTACTGAGTATCTGAAACAAGATACTGTTAATCCTTTTGCCAACCATTGGCTTGAGTTTGGCGTGACACGTAGTTGCGCTAAACGACCTACGATGACACAACCGTACGGCTCAACCCCGCATTCGTGCAGAGCCTACGTAAACGGATGGTACTTGGAACAGGTTAGAGCAGGACGCTTCGACCCCTTTGATGAAGTTAATCGGTTCCAAGCTACCTCCTATCTTTCTACCTTCATATGGCAGGCTATCAATGAGGTAGTCGGTAAGCCTCGTGAAGCTATGGCATGGTTACAGAAGGCAGCACGTGAGCTAGCCAAGGAGGACAAACCTATGTACTGGTTGAGCCCATCGGGCTTCCCTTGCTACCAGTCTTATCCTAAGTGGGCCGAGAAATCCATACGTACACGGGTGGGGGAACGGGTGTATCGTGTTAAGTTCCGCGAGGATACAGATAAGCTCAGCCCTAAACGACAGGCACAAGGGAGTAGCCCTAACTTTGTACACAGTCTCGATGCCAGTTGTTTACATATGACTGTGAACAAGTGTGCTGACCTAGGTATTAAATCTTTTGCAATGGTACACGATAGTTTCGGTACTCACTGCACTCACTCTGCACTGCTTGCCTCTACTATTAAGGAGACAATGCACGACATATTTAGCGTTGATCAGTTAGCTGTCTTAAAAAATAAACTTGAGATAGATAACGACTTGACACTAGAACCACTCCCATCGTATGGTGACTTTGACATCGACGATGTTCTTAAATCAAACTACATATTCTCATAATGAATAACACAATAAATACACCCAAGGGTAAAGCTGTTTACCCGCACGTTAACGAACCTAATACTCGCTTCAACCCTATGGGTGAGTATAGTTGCAGCATCTCTGTCTCTGAAGAAGACGGTGAGGCTTTTAATAAACAAGTCACTGAAATCTACGAAGCAGCTTACCAGCGTGAGTGCTTACTGCAGAACAAGAAACTCAAGAAGGCCTCCTCTTTCCCAGTCGGGAAGGACGATGAGGGTGAGTGGATTATCAAGGCCAAGCAACCAGCCAAGGTGGAAACCAAGGCAGGTAAAGTCTTTGAGTTTAACATCAAACTCTTCGATGCTCAAGGCTCACTGTGCAATGCGCAAGTAGGCTCTGGCTCCACTGTTAAATGTGCAGTCGAACCTCGCACTTGGTTTGTCGGGAGCCTCGGCTTCGGTATTACCCTATCTCTCAAAGCAGTACAGGTCATTGACCTTATTGAGCAAGGCGGCTCCAGTGCTACCTCGTTCGGCTTCGCTGCTGAAGAAGGTTACGTAGGTGAGAAGCTTGAAGAAGCTTTTGTATCTGCTGACGATGAGTCTTCCGCGGAATCAGCCTTTGACTTCTAGCTGCTACAGGTCAAAGTTTGAGGCACAGGTGGCTCTTGCGTTAGAGAATGCGAGAGTCACCTACACCTACGAACAGGATGTGATACGCTTTGAGCAGCCAGCCAAGCAGCGTAGATATACACCTGACTTTGTACTGCCTAACGGCATCATTCTGGAGGTTAAGGGTTACCTTGATACCAACGACAGAATGAAACACAAGTGGATTAAGGAGCAGCATCCTGAACTAGACATCCGCTTTGTATTCATGAATCCTAACACACGCATAACAAAGAAATCCAAGACACGTTACAAGGACTGGGCTGACAAGCTTGGCTACCCTTGGTGTTGCGGCCCAGAGATACCAAACACATGGAAGAACTACAAGCCTTAAAGACACACCAACCCTGCCCAGACTGCGGCAGTTCAGACGCATTAACAATCAACGTAGACGGTAGTACAAAGTGCTACAGCTGCGACCAATTTACATCCAAGAATAAAAGTACTATAGCACCTATGCCTTCTAAGTTTGCGCGGGGTGAGTACCAAGATCTAGTAAAGCGTAAGATCAGTGAACGGATCTGCCGTAACTATGATTATTCCATTGGAGAATACGACAACAAGAAGTGTCACATCGCTTCGTACCGTAACAGTTCTGGCGTAGTTGTCGGACAAAAGATACGTTTTCCCGACAAGACTTTTAAAATTGTTGGAGATGTTAAGACTCCTTACGGGTGGCAACGCTTCCGCAATGGGAGATACATCTGCGTAACCGAAGGAGAGATTGATTGCTTATCAGTGGCTGAAGTCTTTGAAGGTAAGTACCCTGTAGTATCTATTCCTAATGGTGCTGCCTCTGCTCCGTCCTTCTTTAAGAAACACTTGGATTACTTTGAAGGCTTTGACAATGTAGTAATCATGTTCGACATGGATGAGGCAGGAGCCTTGGCCGCTAAGACCTGTGCTTCTATTCTCTCTGTAGGTAAAGCTAAGATCGCTTGCCTACCTGCTAAAGATCCGAACGAATTACTCGTAGCTAACAACGGAGCAGCTATCACTCAAGCGTTCTGGAATGCAGAAGCATACCGTCCAGATGGTATCGTACTAGGCGAGGACATGTGGCAGAAGGTGTCAGCTGTGGATAAGATTGAGTCAGCTAAGTATCCTTATGACGGCTTGAATAAAATTACACGAGGGTTACGTGTCGGTGAGATCGTTACCTTCTGTGCTGGCAGTGGTGTAGGTAAGAGTAGCGTGTGCCGTGAGATGGCGTACAGTCTCATACAACAGGGTGAGAAGATTGGTTACATTGCATTGGAAGAATCTATTAAGCGTACAGCTTTAGGATTGATGGGCATACATGCTAACAAACCTTTGCACTTGCTTGATGAACTACCACCAGAGGAAGAGCTAAAGGAAGCTTACGATTCAACGATTGGTTCTGGTAACTACGTAACCTATGACCACTGGGGTTCTATTGAATCTGATAACTTGATCAACCGTATTCGTTATATGAACAAGGCGTTAGGTTGTAAGTGGATCTTTCTTGACCACGTGTCTATCGTAGTCTCAGGGCAGGACGGGGATGAACGTAAGATGATTGACATTCTCATGACTAAGCTACGCTCTCTCGTTGAAGAGACAAACGTAGGTATGCTTCTTGTCTCTCACCTTAAACGTCCAGAGGGGCGTGGCTTTGAGGAGGGGAGAGAGGTAACTCTTGGTCACCTACGTGGGTCAGCTGGTCTCGGTCAGTTAAGTGATATGGTTATTGCTATTGAACGTAACCAACAGGATGAGGAATTAAAAAATCAAAGCACTGTTCGTATCCTTAAGAATAGGTTCAGTGGTGAAACAGGGCTTGCATGTTATTTAGATTTCGATTTACCTACTGGTCGCCTCAACGAATCAACACCAATGGATTTATAATATGATATTTTTTGATATTGAAACTAATGGTATAGAAGATTGGGATCGACTTACTGATCTTAAGAAAGTGTTTGTACTGTGTGCTTATGATACAGAGCAGCAGCGAATGCTTACAGCTACCACACCTGAAGAGATTAAGAAGGTACTAGCCGTGATGGCTGATGCCGACTACGTAGTAGGACATAACATTATCTCTTTTGATCTACCTTGCCTTGCTAAGTTGTACGGCTTTCGCCATGCAAACGTCTTGGATACTTTAGTCATGTCGCGTTGTATCTTTCCAGATCTACGTGAGAATGATTTTAAACGTAGGGAGTTTCCTTCCAAGCTTGTAGGCAGCCACAGTTTAAAAGCTTGGGGCCATCGCTTAGGTGTAATGAAGGACGAACATGGCGAGCAAGAAACATGGGAGGTATGCACTCCTGAGATGATTGAGTACTGCAAGCAGGACGTAGTAGTTACTCAGGCTATCTACAATAACTTGATGAAGTCTAACCCTAGCTTGCAGATGCTAAGTATCGAACACACCTTTGCTAGGATAATTAGAAAGCAGCAGGCTAATGGTTTTCCTTTTGACATAGATAAAGCCGAAGCGCTCTGCGGTAAGCTGACATCTACTCGCGTTACTTTGAAGCAGGATCTCCAAGAGCTGTTCGGCCCTACCCGTGAGGACATGAAGACTACTTACTGGAACACGCCAGACGGTAAGGAGTGGGAGTCTAAGAAGGCAGCTATAGCTAAGAAGTATAAAGCTAAAGATATTGTAAAGGGCAGGTGCAAACAAAAGCTAACAGCCTTTAACCCTAACAGCAGGGATCAGATTTCTGAGCGCTTAATGGAGCAAGGGTGGAAGCCAGCGGCTTACGAAGGTAAACGCCCTGCTATTAACGAGCCTGTCCTTAAAGAGATCGGTACGCCCGAAGCGCTACAGCTATGTGAGTACCTACTCATAAGTAAACGTCTCGGTCAGATCAGTGAGGGTAACCAAGCTTGGCTGAAGCTAGTTAAGGATGATCGTATCTACGGTAGCGTCAATACAAACGGAGCAGTGTCTGGTCGTTGTACACATAGTCATCCTAATGTAGCCCAAGTCCCTGCAGGTAGGGCTCCCTATGGAACTGAATGCCGTGAGTTGTTTAGCGCTCCTCGTGGTAAGGTACTAGTGGGGGCTGATGCTTCTGGCCTAGAGCTACGCTGCCTCGCTCACTATCTATACAAGTGGGACAAGGGAGCTTACGCCCGTGAGATCCTTGAGGGTGATATCCACACAGCTAACATGAAAGCAGCAGGACTAGACAACAGAGATCAAGCTAAGACTTTCATCTACGCTTTCCTGTACGGAGCAGGCGATGCTAAGATCGGTTCTATTGTAAATGGTAACAGCGCTGACGGTAAGCGTTTGAAGGCTTCCTTCTTTAGTAAGACCCCAGCTATTAAGAGTTTGGTTACTGCCGTCGATAGACGTGTTAAGTTAACTAAAGATATTAACGGATTAGATGGTCGTGTACTTCCCTGCCGCTCACCGCACAGTGCTTTGAATCTACTACTTCAATCTGCTGGTGCTGTTGTTATGAAGCAGGCTCTGATAGAGTTTGTTAAACTAGCTAAGCACCCTTATGAATTACATGCTAACATTCATGACGAAGTGCAGTTCAGTTGTACTAAAGAGCATGCCGATTCTTTAGGCTCCTCCTTTGTTAAAGCTTTGGAAAATGCTGGCAGGTTTTTAAAATTCAACTGCCCACTAGATGGGGAATATAAAATAGGAAACAACTGGTCAGAGACTCATTAATATGTACAGACACAAGCACGACAAGGACGGATCATGTAGCGAAATGGGAGGCACAGCTGAGCAGTTGTTCTCCAAAGCTGTTGAGGACTTTGGAGCCTCAGCTACAGCTACTGGGTTTAAGGATCAGATTAGACACATTGATTTCTTCGTGTCAATTGAAGGCGCTGTAGATGTTAAAGCCCGTAAGCGTTTGTCTCGTGCTGGTGCTATCCAAGATGAATTTGTTTGGGTAGAGCTGGTAGGGAACAGCGGTAAGAAAGGCTGGGTCTATGGAGACTGTACTCACATTGCTTTTGAAAGGGAGCGTGACTTTGTCGTTGTCCCTCGTGCAGACTTAGCTGCTTTATGCGAGGAACTTGTCGAAGATATTATTGTGGATAGGGTAGGAGAAGCACACCTCTACCGCTACCAGCGCAAAGGAAAGAAAGATCAATGCACCTTAATACCAATGAGAACTATAATTAAAAACACATCATGCATACTAATGAAAAAACAGTCTTAATCGATGGGGACGAGATAGCGTATCGCACCGCCTTTGCTTGTGAGCAGGAGTTCAAGTGGGACTCTGATACTATCAGTCTCTGTACATCTGAACAGGATCTTAGGAATACTTTAGATCAGCAGGTTATCAAAGCGAAGAGGGATACTAAAGCTACTAAGATTAAAGTAGCACTAACTAGTAAGACTAACTTTCGCTTAGACCTATTGCCAGAGTACAAAGCTAACAGAACAGCACGTAAACCATTAGGCTTATCTTACTGCAAGAGCTACCTAACAGAGGAGTACGGAGCTGAGACACATGAAGGTATTGAGGCCGATGATCTCTTAGGTATCTGGGCCTGTGAGCAGAAGGACAAGATCATCTGGGCTGTAGATAAAGACTTTCTCACTGTTCCCTGTAATCTATACCGTAAGGACAAGCTAATGCATATCACTGTAGCAGCCGCTGATTACAACCTACGACTTCAGACTATGATAGGAGATACAACCGATAACTTTAAAGGAGCTAAAGGCTTTGGAGAGAAGACAGCTGCCAAGTGGTTGGATACTCATGGAGATTCGTGGGTCAGTGTTCTTAAGGCTTTTAAAAAGGCTGGACAAACTACCGAAGATTGTATTATAAATGCCAAGCTTGCTCGTATCTTAAGAACCATCGAAGATATTAACTGGACACCTTTAAATGACTGAACAGCCTAGACTACCAGACAGCGGAGAACGCAGTTCCTTTAGCACTGGGGCCGTACGCGACGCAATGCGTGGTAAGGGAACACCTAGCCTCATACCTATAGCAGCCTTACGCGCCGTGTCTCGACGCTTTGAAGACGGCGCTGAAAAGTATGGACGAGGTAATTGGACTAAGGGTATTCCTCTTAGCCGCTATGTTGATTCTACCTATCGACACCTATGGCAATTCATGGAGGGCGACAAATCCGAAGAGCATATCGGAGCTGTTATCTGGAACGTGATGTGTCTAGCTCAGACCAGCGAATGGATTGAGCAAGGTAAACTACCAAAAGAACTAAACGACTTATAATATAGGGGACACGTATATGAATGAACAAGACTTTCCGAATGTAACTATTGCTTTTATTCAAGCTCTTGAAGATCGCTTTCCTGTTATTGATTTCCCGCCTACTGAAAGAATCAGTGAGCTTAATTATCACTACGGTCAGCGTTCTGTTATTAGTTTTCTTAAATCTCAGTACGAAATCCAGAACGAAAACGTTCTTAATACTAAACTAAAATAAATACTATGGGCTCAAAACCTAAAATTCCACCAACACCCCCACCACCAGCACCTCCCCCTGCACCAAACCCTGTGGCTCAAAAAGCTAAAGTGGCTTCTAATAACAAAGGAGTTGCAGCACGTAAAAAGCGTGGAACTTCTTCGCTTACTGTACGCCGAAGCTCCCTAACTACAGGCTCTAGCGGAAGCGGAGCAAACGTTAACTATTAAATAACAGATGGCAGATAAGACTCTTACCGTAACGACCGTAGGTGGTGCAGATAAAACACTCACCTTCAATCGAGACCCCTTCGCTGGTGTTAGAACCATGACACGGGTAGAAGCGGGAGGAGGATCAACTGACATCTCAGTAGACAGAACAGTCTCTGGTTATAAAACTGGAGACAAAGCAGGACAGTCCCGCCCATTACTAAGTAAAGTAGTAGGCGGGGCTGCAGCCGCTTATAGCCTTCGTGACCTTAATGACGGTCAGGGGCTAAACAAGGTTGTCCGTGTTCGACGTGATTCAGACAATAACGAGAGAGACTTTAACGCCAAGGAGGTATCAAACGGTACACTCCAGAACTGGACGAATGCACAAGTAACACCGCCCCTTGACCTACGTGAGCTTACAGCTACGGGTCGTGACGGCCCTATCATTGAGGCAGCAGCGGCTTACTCCCTGCGTAACCTTAGTGACTCCTATGCGGGTAGCGTAGTCGATGTTCGTCGTAGCTCTGACGGCAACACGGAGACCTTTACGGCTGCTGAGGTTACTGATGGTACGCTGGTGGCTTGGGTGGGAGCAGGTAATAACGGAACGGTATCCAAATGGTACGACCAGAGTACAACCTCTGGTGTCCCTAATGCTCGCCACGCAACCAACTCAGACCCAGCAGAGCAACCTAGCATTGTTATTAACGGTGCTCTTTATAGCAACGGTATTAGCATAGAGAGTAACCAACACCTCTGGTCACCCAGCAGCATTAACGTATCTTTAAATAACATTTCTGCGTTTGTTTACGGGGCAGCAAGTGGCGGTCAAGGTATAGGTGCTTTAACTAGTATTGTTAGCACAGGTACATTCTCCACTCCGTATAAGTATAATAGCACACAGGGATATAGGTATGGTGGCGAAGGAGCATCATCGCAGCCAAACAGCGATGCACTACAGCTCTTTACGCTTATTGGTAGTCCCACTATTGCAGAGGGATTTTCAAACGGAACTTCATACAGAACATCTACCGCCAGTACATCTAGTTATACTGGCAGAGACATTAAGATTGGGTCTTCTGCGAATAATTTAATTACAGGATCCGTACACGAAGTAATATACTACAACACCGACCAGACAGACAACCGTACAGCCCTTGAGGCCAACATCGGTGAGGTCTACGGTATCTCTGGTATCCCTGCTTATGACAACACCGTCAACGGCTTCGTAGAGACTTGGTATGACCAGTCAGGTAACGGCAATAATGCTACTCAGGCGACTGCTAGTAATCAGCCTAAGATTGTTAATGCTGGTATGCTTGTCGCTCCACGTCATCTGAGACATACTTCAACAGTAACACTTCCAGACGCTTCGCAAGGCACTCAAGCTGGTAAGGGCTTTACTATTACAGGTCTTACTTATGATGCCTCTGAAAACTGCTTTTGGGCTATTAACTTTGGGGACACCATTGAGCCAGTTAGTAGTACGTTATATCCCTCGGTTGTTAAGTTGAGTTTAAGTTTTAGCATTATAAGCGAAATAGACCTCACTCCTTTTGTTTCTTCAAGCACGTCAGCTCAAGGGATTGCAGTAGATACATCTAACAATTCCTTATGGATTGGATTAGCTCCATCCACAAATGATGTTTTAAACATAAGCAAACAGGGTACTCTACTTAATACGGTATCCCTACCAGACTCCAATGGCTTAGCGTATGATCCCACTGATGACACCTTGTGGACTATTGCTGTCTCACCTGCTCCTTTGAATCATTATAGCAAAACAGGCACTTTACTAGATAGTTACTCTGTTCCATTCAGCGGAGCAGACCAATTAGCATATGATGCTGCAACCGATTCTATATGGTGTTCCAACGGTGGCAACGGCTCAATTGGTAACGTAAGCGTATTCCATAAGGACACAGAACAGTGGGATGACAGGATTCCATTAAGTGAAGATACGAAATCTATTGAAGGGATAGCTATTGTAGGGAGCAAATTGTTTGTAGGTAACGATGGTTACTTCCATAGTTCAGCATCTACAAATACAATCCAAACGTTCAACATAAGCAATGATGCGACAATAGATTTCAGTGCTGCCAATGTTCATCTTACAGTTGATACTTTATCAGAAGAGCTTACTGGAGCATCTACGGCAATCACCGTTTTGCGTTATCCTCTTACATCGACTCAAATTGCTTTCAGTGGAACTAGCTCTAATAGTCGAAGAACAATCTTGCGCTCCTCTGGAAAATATGCCTTGTTTGCTGGCTTAGCAGCTACAACAGCACCTGGCATTGGGCAACCCAGCGAAGTCCCCTCATTAGCCTTTGGTACTTTTAGTGGCACTGGACTGGGAAGTCTATACGGAGATGGTGTGTTAAGAATAGACCAGCAACCCGTAGGGAGTTATAACCAAGCGGGTTTAACAATAGGTCAAGATGATGACGGAAGCCCTACTTTTACTGGTCAATTTTACGAGTTACTTCTCTACAACTCCGACCAATCGGCCAACCGTCTTGCCATCGAAGACAACATTAACAATCAATACGGAATCTACACCCCTACAGTACCTGCTGGTCTAGTAGTTGTTAGACCTTAATTATCATGTATCTAATATACGAAACTGAAGAAGCAGCCATCGAACGCGCAGACGAAGAAGGCAAGTACCATGACTTTGCATACTGGACAGACGGTATGGGAACACGCTGGTTAACCAAGCCTGTCCCTACTGCGGATGGTAAGTGGGTATTAGATGTACTAGAATACGATCTAGACGATTTAGAAGAGGCCGCACTAGTTGATTCCTACCTAGCCGTTGAAGAAGAAGGAGGCCCTGAATAATGAGCAGCCAGTTGTTTGAACATTTTAAAATCTGGGGAACGCTAGGCGTAGCTCAGATGACAGCGTCTATTTCTAGCGCAAACGAACTCGCTAGTATCTTTGCATTACTTTGCGGAGGAGTAGCATCCTTAGCCATCGCTTGGTGGCATATCTTTAAAAAATAATATTATGACACCAGAACTATTAGCAATGTTAGGCGGCGGCGTGAGCGGCTTTGTAATGAAGATGATCGCGGCACAGTCGGAGAATCAAGCTAAACTTTTTGATCGTATGATCCAGCGGCAGGTTGCTGCTGATAAGTCAGCCGACAAGGCTAATGCTCGTGGTGGTGTCTATATGCGCAGGTTCATTACGTTCGCTGTGATCTTCGCAATCGTACTAGCCCCATTCATCTTCGCTTTCACCAGTATCGGTATTAGTGTCCAACAAGAAACAACTGGTTTCCTTGGGTTCTTCAAGGGAGTTAAGTGGTCTACAGTCCAAGGTTTTGTAATTCTACCAGAGATCCGTCAAACAGCTTTAGCTATTGTCGGTTTCTACTTTGGTTCATCTCAAGTTAAATAAATTTTATGCATAACGGAACAGCTCAGCAACTATATCACAAACTAGAAGGACAGCGGTGGAGTTATCTCGACCGAGCTAGACAGTGTTCTAAACTGACTATTCCTTATGTGATGCCCGACGAAGGCTTTAATAGCCACTCACGGCTCGAAACACCCTTTCAAGGCGTTGGGGCGCGTGGAGTAAATAACCTCGCATCTAAACTACTGTTGGCACTCTTACCCCCCAACGCCCCCTTCTTTCGTCTTAATATAGACAAGTACAAACTACAAGCTGAAGGCTCACCAGATGAAGTAATCAGTGGTATCGAGACTGCTCTCCAACAAGTCGAAGAGGCTGTGATGGATGAGGTCAGTCGAGAGAGTTATCGCGTAGCTCTTCATGAAGCGCTCAAGCATCTTATCATTGCAGGCAATGCTCTGGTATACCTACCTGACGAAGGCGGTATGCGCATCTTCCACCTTGATCGTTATGTTGTAGAGCGTGACCCTATGGGTAACATTCTCTATGTAGCTACAAAGGAAACAATTTCCTATGCTGCTTTATCAGAAGAGATGAGAGCGGTTGTCGGTGCTTCGGGTGAATCTCCTAATGATGACCTGCATGTCTACACGGCTGTGTGTCGTAAAGAAAATGGATGGCGTGTCTACCAAGATATTAACGGTGAGTTAATCCCTTCCTCGGAAGGCTTCTACGCTTTAGATAAGAATCCTTTTATCCCTTTACGTTTCTCCCGTGTTGACGGTGAGAGCTATGGTCGAGGATATGTCGAAGAGTATCTAGGAGATATGCAGTCGCTTGAGAAACTTACACAAGCTATTGTTGAAGGGTCAGCTGCTGCGGCTAAGGTCTTGTTCCTTGTTAATCCTAATGGAACGACACGCGCAGCTACATTAGCTCAATCCCCTAATGGCGCTATCGCACAGGGAAATGCTCAGGATGTTTCAGTTCTGCAGCTCAACAAGTTTAATGACTTTCGTGTAGCTCAAGAAACGATTGCAACAATCAAAGACCGACTAGGTCATGCTTTCCTTCTCACCTCTGGTGTCGTTCGTAATGCTGAACGAGTTACCGCTGAAGAGATCCGCATGCTTAGTATGGAACTTGAGACAGCCCTCGGTGGTTTGTATTCCCTCTTAAGTACCGAGCTTCAGCTTCCTATGGTTAACCGTATTATGACGGTTATGAACAAGCGTAAGGCACTACCTAAGCTTCCGAAAGATCTTATTAATCCTGTTATCATTACAGGTGTTGAGGCTCTTGGTCGCGGTAATGATCTACAAAAGCTGGACATGTTCCTTGCAGGAGCTAGTCAAGTCGTAGGGCCAGACGCCACAGCACAATTTGTAAACGTAGCTGAATACTTCTCACGCCGTGCTACAGCTTTGGGTATTAAGACCGCTGGGCTGATTAAGACACAAGAGGAGATTGAAGCAGAACAACAACAAGCTCAACAGATGCAGATGGTACAGAGCCTAGGGCCACAAGGAATTAAGGCTATCTCTGACCAACAACAAAACCAACCAACAGTAGAACAACAATAAGCGAGGAATAAAAAATGGAACGAGTAGTCATTAACGAATCAACGGAAGATGAAAACATCTCCCTAGAGAAGCAAGAAGCAATGCAAGCGGAAGCTCGCCAACAAAGCGGCGGGGCGGAAGAGCGTCCACAATGGCTGGATGATAAGTTTAAAAGCCCTGAAGAACTAGCTAAAGCATACAACGAATTACAATCTAAACTAGGAGAGAACACACCGCCCAATGAGAGCGCAACTACTGAACCTATTGAAGAAAACCCCAGCGAAGCTGAGACTGATAACGAGCCTTCTCCTCAAATGGACAAAGCAATCAGCAAAGCTAATGGTGAATACGACGAGCGCGGTGAGCTGTCAGACAAGACGTTTATTGCTTTGGAAAAAGCAGGTCTTCCTAGGGACATGGTTGAAACTTACATCCGTGGTCAAGAAGCTATTGCATTAGGACAAGCCTCTGAAGTTCAAGAGACTGTAGGCGGTAACGCTAACTACAGTGCAATGACCGAATGGGCAGGTGAGAATCTTTCAGATGGGGATGTAGATGCATTTAACGCTATAGTAGAAGGAGCCTCAGTTGACCAAGCAAAGATGGCCGTTAAAGGTCTCTATGCTCAGTTCCTTGCTGCAGGAGGTAAGCCCCCACAACTTATGCAAGGAGGCACAAGCGGTACAGGTGTAAAGCCTTACAGCTCAACAGCTCAAATTACAGAAGCAATGAAGGATGCTCGTTATAAAAACGATCCAGCATTCCGTGCTAGTGTTGAACAACGCTTAGCAGTTTCAGATGTCTTCTAAATAAATTTCGTCCAAAGAAGCTCTGCAGTAGCGGAAGGCCTGATGCGTCAGGGAACCTTAGCCTAGCAAACCAAAGTAGAAAAGGACAACTACTCGTACCACAAGGTACAAAACAATAACTAATATAAAGGAAAAATAAATTATGGCGTTCTCAAATAACGTAGACCTCAGCGCTAATCGCGTCGGTCAAATCAACGGAGCAGGCGGTGCAGATGCATTGTTTCTCAAAGTATTCTCTGGTGAGATTCTAACCACTTTCGAGGAATCGAATGTGATGAAGGATTTGCACATGGTGCGTACTATCCAAAACGGCAAGTCTGCTCAATTCCCTGTAACAGGAATCGCAACAGCTGGTTATCACACAGCAGGTCAGTCTCTTATCGAATCTGATAACGGCTACCTGTCTGACATCAAGAAGAACGAGAAGGTTATCACCATCGATGATGTGTTGGTCTCTTCTACGTTCCTTGCTAACATCGACGAGCTTAAGACTCACTACGACGTTCGTAGCATCTACGCTCAAGAACTCGGTAAGGCACTCGCTAAGCGTTTCGACATTGCTACAATGAAGACTCTCTTCGGTGCTGCACGTTCGGCTGCTACTATCACTGGTGGCAAGGGCGGCGCTACCGTTACTGGTGCAACTACCAACACTGCTGCAGGTCTCATCGATGCTCTGTTCGCTGTTGCTCAAACTCTTGACGAGAATGATGCACCAGACGAAGGTCGTTATGCGATCCTCACTCCTGAGCAATACTACACCTTGCTTACTACAGATAACGTTGCTATCAGCAAGGACTTCGGTCTCGGTGGTAACGTAGCTGCTGGGTCGATCCCAATGGTTGCTGGTATCAAGTTGTTCAAGTCTAACCACTTGTCCGACATCATCGCTCTTGGTGATGTATCTGGTACAGCTACTGGTGACGGCACTTCGCTGAATGATGTATTCGGTGGAGCTGGTGAAGGCTACAACGGTGACTTCAGTGGCCTCACAGGCAGCACTGGTAAAGGCTTCATCGCTGGAACCAAGGAAGCTATCGGTACAGTCAAGCTTCTTGATCTTGCTACCGAGTCTGATTATCAGATCGAGCGTCAAGGTACACTGTTCGTTGCTAAATATGCAATGGGTCATGGCGTTCTTCGCCCTGAGTGTGCTGTTCAAGTCGTACCAACTGCTTAATTGTAGTTAACTCTCTGAGCCCCCTTGAGGTCTATCCCTTTTGGGGGCTCTTTTTTATATATACTTATACACACACTTTTTATTTTTAACTGACTAACTTCAATCAAAAACAATTATGGCAGATTTCTCACTAAGCGGCACAAGTAATAACCCAAGCGACTGGCTAAACCCCTATAGTTACAATTCGACTTCGGATGGTGTAACCATTGATTTAACTTCTGTCCTATCTGATGTCGGTGTAACTGACGCCGACTTGGATGCCAGTACAGGCGATGTCCGTTCGGTTTACCTAGCCATAGCAGAAGCTCTTTATAAAGCTTATGATGCTAAAGATGACGCAGCAGCTACAACTTCCAACCGTCTTAAAGTCACACGTAGTCGTGTTGTAGATGACACTAACAATATTCGTTATTCAACTTATACAATCCACATCCAAGAAGACGGCACAGCATCTAATGCTTCCTTTGTTTCTACTGGTGTACGTGGAGAGTAACCCTTAATTTTAATATAATAATATGCCTGACGTAAATACTGTAGAAACAGAACTTCTCGATGCTATTAATACTGGCTTAAGTAGTCTCGGTGAAACACCTGTAGACGCAGTAGATAGCACATCAACAAACGTTGTCCTAGCTAAACAGATTATTGAGGAAGTTAATAGAGATGTTCAAAGCAAAGGGTGGTGGTTTAATACAGGATTAACGGTTCCTACTGAAATAACTATTCTTTCTAACACTGGTACAGGAGCTAACGAGAATTTCAATAGTTTACTTCCAGAGGAAGCGCGCCGCTATATCGCTATCCGAGCTTCTCGTATTCTACAGTCTCGCTTTTTAGGCTCTGAGGATCTTTACAAGTTCTCAATGCTGGAAGAGCAGGTCAGCTATGCTGTATTGACTCAGGCTCATGTACGCAATGGAGGGGGAGCTACAAGTTTTACCTCCTTCCCAGCTGAGCTTAAAGGAATGGGGATTGAGGAGTTCATGTTCCTTCAAGGGAACGCCGAAGAAAAGCTCCTTACAATCCGTCTTACAACGGAGTTAAATACAGCTGCTAAGCTTGCTGCTGAGACAGCCCTTATTGGTTCCCAAGAAGAACTAGTAGACACACAGGTTTTTACTGAGGTTCAAACAGGAATTAAGACTGCCGCTGAGTCTGGTTTAATCACTGCTCAGCAAGCCCTAGTAAGCCAGCAGGTCTTAGAGGCTGTAGCTAATATCTCAAAGACAGGAGCTGAGACTCTTCTTATCGGTGAGCAAGCTGACCTTTTAACAAAGCAGGTAATAACAGAAGTTCAAAATACTATTAAGGTTTCCGCAGAGGCGGGACTGATTACCAGCCAACAGGCGCTTGTCAGTCAGCAAGTATTAGAGTCAGTATCCACAATAAACAAACAAACATCTGAAGCAGCGCTACTAGACGCTCAGGAACTACTCGTAGATGCTCAGAGCTTGGAGCTTACCACTAAAACAGCAGTTGAAATCGCAGTAGAGAAATCTTTCTACGACGGTGTTGTAGCTGGTACTCAAGATACCTACCGAGACTACGCTGCTGAGATGCGTATGATGGGAGTACAGGAATCTACTTTCCAACAGTTACTTGCTTATAAGAAAATTGAAGTGCTGAAGGATGCTGCTAAACTACGGCTATCTACAGCAACAGAAGTAGCGACAGCTGCAGAACTTATTGAGGTAAACAAGATAATGCGTTTTATAGGTGAGCCACCTGTAACCGCTGTTAACTCAAACTCTTTGACTTCTGAAACGGTACGCCTGCTACGAGACACATCGGAAGAACTACAAGGCCGTGGCTGGTGGTTCAACACTGAGAAAGACGTAGAGTTACCAGAAGTAACCGAGTTTGTTGTCTCTGGTGACGGAGGACAGTGGGATGGCATCTATGCATATAATGCCACCAACGGGCGCTATGAGCGTACAAACGGTAACAACCTTCACTACTTTAGTAACACTGATACCAACGACACTAACACAGTTGGAACTTGGGTTCTAGCTTCTGAGCATCCAGCAGGAGTGTACGATGAAACATTTGATTCAAACGTAGGTACAGGAGCATACCCAGACCCTGCTTTGTTTGAGGTAGGCACTCTAGTAGTAGAACACAGGGTAGCAATTCCCGCAGATGTGATCTCAGTAGAGGCTAATGATTATGATACGATCATTAAAACAATTGGTGGTGTTCGTTATCTGTATGACCTCAAAAAGAAATCCTATGAGCATTGGTTACCTGCACCTGTCAAGGCCACAGTTATATACAACCGAGATCTACTTGATCTCCCTCAGAAGTTCCTTGAGTATCTAAACGTTCGTGTAGCTCTAATACTTACGGAGCTTTACCCACAGAGCGGTGCTGATCTACAGCGTCTCCCTAAGATGGAAGCAGAGCTGCGTGTTTACTTTAAAGATCGTGACTTTGACAATGCTAATTATACAGTCTTTGATAACTACGACACAGCAACTCGTATTGGTATTAACCGTAACTACAATTTATTTTAAACTATGCCTTTAATTAATACTTCTGTTACCAACATGATTCAGGGTGTTTCCCAACAGCCTGACAGTGTTCGATTTGCTGGGCAATGCGACGAGCAGTTAAATGCTTTAAGCTCTGTTGTGGACGGGTTAAAAAAGAGACCTAATACAAAACACGTTGTCCGTATGTTTGAGTCGGCCATTAGCGATAAGAGTTTTGTTCATTTTATTAATCGAGATGATGAGGAGAAGTATGTACTAGTTTTAGATAAAGCGGTCAATAAACTTTTTGCCTTTAATACTATTACAGGAGTCCAATGTACTATTAATGAAGCTGCATTTGCGAATATTCCTGCTGGGCATTATCTAAACTCAGCTTCCCCTGATCGTGATATAAAAGCACTTACGGTAGCTGATAACACTTTTTTATTAAACTCTACCGTTGAAGTTAAAGAAGATACCGCTCTCACACCACCCCTAGAGCGCGAGGCTATTGTATCAATCAATCAAGGCGACTATGCAAAAAGATATGAAATAGAAATAGGACGTAGTAATGAACCAAGCGTAATTAAATATTGGCAGCTTTACACTGACGGACGCGGTGGTTATATTGACTATGTTCAGATTCTTGCTAGTGGTTATGGTATTCAATCATGGTCTTACAAGGGGGGACAAGAACAGGATTTAGGACTCGTCCCTACATTTGACTCTGAGGGTCGAATCGTAGCCGTTGCCAATACATTGCGGCATGTCACTTGGCCGATGTCAGCAATAACAGGAGGCACTGGACGTAAAGATGTGACCGTATATAAAGCAGGTATAACTCCGATAGATGAATCATTCTATTCTAAAATGGTTGCGAAGACTGGAGCAGCTACTCAAGGAGGGGAAAATGCAGATACTAATGTAATTGCTCGGAATATAGTCAACCTTGCCAACGCTACTTCCTTAACCGTGGCTGGTGCAGACGGGTATGGTGGCAGCCTTAGTAAGGATTCGACCAGTAAACCAGCAGCTAACTTTGATACTACCCATGTTGGACATGTTATCCGTTTTAAATGGAAGTCAGCCCTAAGCGCTAATTTAGAAGATTTTAACATTAGAACTTATGATCCTCTTGGAGGTAGCGGGATGACTTCCGCTTATAAAGCCGTAGACAGTATTTCTGCACTTCCTTTAATAGCTCCTGATGGTTTTAAAGTTAAAGTAGTAGGAGATGTTGATATTGATCAAGATGATTATTATGTAGAATTTTCCACTAAGGATGGATCAACCCTTGGAAACGGAACTTGGACGGAAACGGTAGGGCCTAACGTTCCTGTTGGACTTGATAATTCTACTATGCCTATGAGGTTTGTAAATACAGGGCTAAATGCTTTCTCTCTAGAAGAGGTTGTTACAGAAGTAAGGGAAGCAGGAGACTTAGATAGTAACCCCCCGCCTTCTTTTGTAGGAACGACGATTAATAACATAACCTTCTTTAAAAATCGATTAGGTTTCTTAACGGATGGCTCGGTAATCTTTTCTGAAGCTGGTAAGTTTTTTAATTTTTATCGAAAAACTGTGTCTTCTTTATTAGATTCCGCTCCTATTGACGTAAACGTATCAAGCACCCGTGTTACAAAGCTCACAGCTGCTGTAGGCTTCCAAGAGAATCTATTGATCTTTGGGGACAACGTTCAGTTTGTTATGAAGGGTGGGGATCTACTCACACCTCAAACAGTATCTGTAAGCCCCGTTACTAACTTTAGTTTTGACACGCACGATACTCCCCTTGTGTTAGGTTCTTACGTTTACTTTCCTTTTAGTCGTGGATCTTACACAGGTATTCGTGAGTATACGGTCAACGCTAACACCGACACGTATGACTCAGCAGAAATTACTGAGCATGTTCCTGCATACATTCCTAGAGAACTTGTGTACACAGCAGGTACTACAGCAGAGAATGCTTATGCTGTTGTCAGTCAAAACGAACGTAATGCTATTTATTTCTATAAATACTTCTGGGAGAATAACACAAAAGCACTGAGCTCTTGGTCTAAGTTTACAGTAGATGGTGAAATAAGAGGTATTGAGTTCCTTGAGTCGCAACTTGTTATGGTAGTTGTAAGAGACTCTCAGACACTGTTATTGACTATGAGTATTAATTCGGGGCAGACATCGGCTGACCCTTATCTGTCTAACACTGACACTGATTTTGAAAATTTACAGGTTCTTCTTGATAATCGTATTGAAATGAGAAGAAACACTAACAATAGATTGGAGTGGTATAACGGATCAACATGGACTTCTAACTCAGCCAATCTTCCTTATGATATTGATGCTGCCGATATCGCGGATTACAAATTTGTGACCTCAACAGGGCAAGTACAAGCTGTAACCTATAGCGCTTATAGTGGCTTCTTTGGAACAGGTTCTACGCCTAGTTCGCCTGTATATGGTTATTTCGGTAGATTGTATAACATGAAGTACAAGTTTAGTACGCAGTTATTCAAAGCGGCGGCTGGTAAGAGTTCCTCACCGTCAGCTGCCTCTTCCCTTATTGTCCGTAATGGGGCTCGGAAGA